ATTTCTGATAGTTTTACGGGCGGTATTCCGCTTGAAGGTAAAATGACCATGTTTGCCGGAGATTCAGGTTCTGGTAAGTCATATATTTGCTCTGGAAATCTTGTTAAAGAAGCACAATCTCGTGGTGTTTTCCCAGTCCTATTTGACAGCGAAAATGCTCTTGATGAATCTTGGCTCAAGGCTCTGGGAGTTGATACTTCTCCAAGTGCTATTATGCGTATCAAAGTATCATTGATTGATGATTTGGCTGAAACTCTTGCCGATTTTATTGCCATGTATAAGGTACAAAATGATGGAATTCCATACGAAGAGCGCGGAAAAGTTCTGCTCATTATTGATTCATTAGGTCAGTTGATCACTGGAAATAATGAACGACAGTTTTCGGAAGGTGACCAAAAAGGCGATATGGGAATCAAGGCTAAGCAGCTTACAAATACTATTAAGGTATTGACTGCTAAGATTGGTTCTGAACCTATTGGTGTCGTTGTAACTAATCACGTTTATGATAGCCAAGATCAATACAAGCCGGATACTATTCCTGGTGGTAAGAACTTGGTATTCTCCTCTTCTATAATTGTTCAGATGAACAAGCTTCTTCTAAAAGAAGATGAACATGGTAACGCTTTAACTGGCGGTGAAGTTGCTGGTATTAGGTCATCTGTAACAGTTCAGAAATCTCGATATGCAAAGCCATTCAGTAAGCTTAAGATCAATATTCCCTATGATAAAGGAATTGATCCATATAGTGGCTTGTTTGAATTGTTTGAAGGTAAAGGCGTTCTTGTAAAAGAGGGCAATCGATATGTCTATACTTCTCCAGTAACAGGAGAAATTCTTAAGGACTTCCGTAAGAAGTATAAGGCCAATGGTTGGCTTGATATTATTATGGAAGAATGGTCCGCAATTGAAACACAGCGGGCTGAAGGTGTTGATGAAACCGGCGTTGACACCCCAGACGAAGATTATTGATAAATGGAATAAGTAGGTTCTTAAAAGACCTACTTATTTTCCCTATGGAGTTAGAATTATGAAACAAGAAAGTATGCTTATTATTGAATTGTGGGACTTGGTTAGAGACACCATTCCAGCAGGTCAACGACTAGAAATTGCTATTTCTTTTCTCAAAGCATTTGAAGAATATGGCTTTGATTCAAAAGATATGCAAGATATTACCGATGATGATGCCTATTTGAAGCGTGCCTTTGATGATCTTTATCACGATGACGAAGAAGAAGCCGATGATTATGGATATGACGAGGACGAAGACTAATGGAACGTTGGTACGCCAAAGTTACTTCTGACCCTGTTAATTTCTTCGAGCCGCTTGGCGATGCAATAGAATACTATTGGAAAGAATACGCCGATGCTCAAAAAGAAATTAAACCTTCTAGAGGTACTCGAATAGAAGATTTGGCTGGCCGGATTGCTGGCATAATGGAATACCGTTATGCTCAGCATCAAGAAATTGAAATGATTTCTAGATTTGTTGAGATGAAGTATGATATAGTTAAAGGTGAAAAGAAAATACATTTCCTAGAACACTATAACAAAGTATTAACCGACAAACAAGCAGATCAACATGCTGAAATTCAAGCAGAAGTAATTATTCTTCGAGAATTTAGGCAACAGATTGAATTAATTAGGAATAAATTTCAAGGAATCACTAAAGGTATCGAATTTTTGCACTATCAATTGAGTAATATTACTCGATTGCGTGTTGCAGGTTTGGAAGATGCCACGTTATAATAATTTTTATTAGCACTTTCGTATTATTTTTATATTGTGCTTTAATAAATAGGTTATTATAATACGTTATAATTATTCCATTTTAGTATAAAAGAAAAATACATGACAGCTTTAGTTTATACGAATTATGCAGGAACTACCAACGAATCGTTTACGATTGGCAAGCGCGGCGTTGTATTGTTACAAAATAGTGGCGATCCAACGGGGGTTTCTGCTCCTTTGGGAAGTTTATATTTAAGAAAAGATACTGCTGGATTATACCAGATCGACAGTTCTAATAAGTGGAATTCAATTTTAACTACGAATTCTATTACGACTGATGGAACAGTATCCCTAACATTGTCTAATGGTAATACATCAATTCAAATTGGTGTTGTCCCAACATCATATTTAGCATCATTCACGAATGCAAATATTGTTGCAAATACCCTCACAATATCTCATAACTTGAATAATCAATTCCCTATTGTGCAGGTGTATACTAATAGCAATACCACTATGGTTCCAGATTCGATTACATCAAGCAATGCTAATACTATAGTAATTAACTTTACTACTGCTTTGGGATCAAACATTCTTAATGGAAACTGGCACGCCAGAGTAAGTGTTTAATATTATTTGTTAGGTTTGGCCGTGGATCGTAGCATCCATCTATGTTTTTGATGTGCTTCGATCCGCCCACCCAAAAAGTTCACTAAGCCTTCTTGATTTTCGCTTTGTGCGATTTTTATAGTTTCAAGAAGAAGATCGCACATTATTTCATGTGCTATTACGAGACCAGTAAACATATCATGCGATCCGGTTGGTGCGGGTAAAGCTTCTTCAACTCGGCTCAATTCAACCATACGAGTCAAACTTTGTGGAGTGTATGCATCTAATGTGCGAATATGCTCTGCGATATCATCAATTGATTCCCAAACTTCATTATATTGCAATTCTAGAAGCTTATGATATTCATAAAACATCGGCCCTTCTACTGACCAATGATATGCATGGCTCGTCATATAAATAACAAACGCCGTTCCTAATACTTCTCGCATATGCTTAATAAGATTTTCCATAATATTATTTATTATGAAAAACTTAAAACATATAATACTTTTATATTAAGTACTTGCTACAAATTATTGAAGTAGTCTTCGCGAGCACGGCGAATGATAGAATCGAGTTCGGCGCGTTGCTCTTTTGTCATGCGCTTACGAGGAAGACGATCACCGCGCTGAACCTTATGGTCAGACCAACCCCAACGAAGTTGCATGAAAGTCAAATCTTCATCCTTACAAGTTTCCATCAAGATAGAATCAACATATCGCCCACCATCAATGTGCGCGTAAGTCGTAACCCTATAGCGATTTCCGCGACGGCTTTCAGCATAACGCTTGCGAAGCCATGAATGCACTTCTTCTGGAACTACCTTGTTTCCAGTTACGTAAATACGATGCTTATAGATATAGAACAGTGGTTCATCACGAACTGAACGCTTAAAATCACCAAGAACTGTTGCTGCTTTTGCCATAATTTATGCTCCATATTTAATATCGAAATGTAAAAATATCATCAAATCATATTTTGTCAACGTATATTCTAATTGACTTTCGTGCTATTTTTCTTTATTATAAAATTAATTGATATGAGTTTTAATAAGACATATGTCTTATGGCGCATATTTTTAATTATGCTAATAAATATATTCTGGTTCTTCCAGTCTTGATGAACTTAACGAGGATTTAAATGGTAAAGAAAGTTGTGGCCAAGCCACTTTCTAAAATTAAGATGGCTAAAAAGATCGCAAAAGATGAACAAATCCAATCTTTAGTTTTGCGCCAATCGTATATTCCATTAGAAGTTGATGAACAACTACGAAAGCTAGTTCAAACTCGTGGAATTCGTATGAATGAGCTAATTCGTGGAATTATTGAAGACACCGTTGCTCGTATGAGCGCCATATCTCCTCAATTTGAAATTCAAAAAACTCCAGAACCAGAAATAGATTATTATGTTCAGGAATTTGATAAAGGCGAATGGCTAAATCTTCTGATGACCCGTTCTGAAATTGAAGCAAGAAATTTCATCAAATCTCTTGATAGAACACGATATAGCCACGAGATTCGTTTAGTTCGTGCCTATATTGAAACATTGATCGTAGAAGAAGATACTCCTGTAGAAAATAAAGCCTAATAGAAGCCCGTGGGGCGGTTTATTTATATTTTGGTTACCATATACCAAATATCTTTCAATCGCCATGAGAGGCTCTCCTACGGCGATTATTAGCATATATAACCACTATGTAAGTATAAACCTCGGTTTAATATCAATCAAACTATGTCGAGTTGACATATCTTTACCGAAAAGCATCATTGCAACTATAACGTCCGCTTCAGATTGTAAAAAAGTTATTCCAGCATATTGATGGTATTCAAATGGAATATGTTCTTTTTTGTAATTTGCGAAATTTTTTATTCTGACTGCGTAATCGTATTCGGTAAGATCAACTTCTTTTTCTATTAATTTTTTATATGAATGCGCAATTGAGCCGTTTAGGCATAGACGAATGCGTTCAACCGTCATCTCTGCTTCATCAAACTCGGTAAATGATGAACTTACTTCTATAGATTCATCGAGTACAAGTTCGCGTGTTTCAATTACAAACTTTCCTTCAAACTCCACCCGTTCTAATTTTGCGGGAACTTCATTTCCATTACTATCTTTTGGGAAGTACTGAAGATCGAGGTGATACCGCATATCACGCAACGCGACATGTTTTTCTCTGAAGATGATCGGAATTTTCGACCACTTTGGTGACCAAAAGTTTGAACTAGCACTATATCGATATGCTACCTTCCAGCCAATTCGGTTTCTATTAAAATGATCGGGATACCGCGTATCACCATCCCAATACAAACCCGTAGTTGGATCACGGAACGCGAATAACTTATGAGATTTCTTGGTAATGGTAGTCTTATTAATACTCAAGATCACTTTCCTCATCAATAAAAGAAGGACCGAATGATGACAGATTTATGGAATTTGTCAAATCATTTCCTATTAATAATTGTGCTAGCATAAGATCACTAGCAGTCTTTAAAAATAAAATCCCTCTATGATATTCGTACTCGAATAACTTTTGATCAGGTTGTGTGTAATTTATTATATGTGTTTTCAATCTGCATGCATATTGATATTGTTCTTTATCAGTTTCCGCAAAAGACATAAATTCTAAATATGCGCTATAAAATGAATTACCAAGACATAGGTGTATTTTTATAGGCATTAACTCATTTTTATTAATAGAATATGGTATTGTTCCTAATTCATCAGAAGCTACGTAATTTTTTGTAGTGGTGATTTGGAATTTTACTATTTCTAAATCGGTAGAAATACCTTTTGGAAAACATTCTGCATCGACCAAATATCGTAAAATGAGTTTTCTAGTATATTCTTCATTATCAAATAATGTCGGATTTATTGACCAATTTAATTTCCAATTTTCGGATGCTCTTGTGTAGACGCCCATGGTTGGGTCTCCACGATGATTTACACCAAAATATGGCGGACAATGCCCACCATCCCAAAATAATTTGGTTTTTCGATCACGAATTGCAAACTGATATGATAGTCGCACTCTGTTCATTTCGCATAAGTCGCCTTTTTGATAAGAGGATATATTACTTATGCTACATGAAAATAATATTAGTTATTTGTTAATTTCATTACCTTCTGGCGAGCAGATTGCGCTCTACGAAGAGATTCTGAAAATCTATCTTCCATAATAGCAACTCTTTGTTCATTGTTATCATGTTCAATTACTGCCAACTTTTGTTTAAAAATGGCAGCATCTTGTCTATGATGCGCATATTCTCCCTCTGCTTGGAGAATATCTTTAACTTGGCGGCTATTGATGCCCTTGCCCTCGTTGAGAGCTTGCGTGATGCCATGCGCGGCTTCATATATGGTAAGGTCAATAGCAATAGCAATGCCCGTCTGGACGCTTACTACGTCGTATGTCTTTAATTTTCTAGCAGATTCTTTAACAACAATATCCCAATTGCCGATACGAACACCGTTATCGGTTTCTTGTGTAATCAACGCTTCTCGTAATTCTTTATTAACGAATGCTCGATCAGTAAGGCGCTTAGTTGGGCTATTTTGTATATTATTAAATGCTTCCAAAATGCGCTTCATTTCTGAAACGTTTGGATCAACATGATCTTGTGAGACCGTTCTAGTGAGACCTTCATTAATATTAGATACTGGCTCATCTTCAAATTGAACATTGCTGTTCATTAGATTAATAAGACGCGCCATCTCGTTTACTTCTTTAGAATCTACCGACATTAAACTCTCCAAATATCATCAATATTATTTGTACTAATTAAGATTTTACCATCAGAATCTTTACTACGAACTAGCAGTCCCCGTGCTACCATCTTTCTGGCAACTTCTTCTTGGCGTTCATCGAAGTCAGATTTTGAAACAGTCCCTTTTTTAGAAGAGATCATATCAATAATATCTTGTTCTTCGTTTGATACTGGGATACGGAATCCACTAGATATTTCGTAAAAACGCATAACTTCCTAACATTAGTGATTATCTATTTATTGATGATTATATGCAATATTAAAATCTAGCTTTCCGTATTACCATCCAATAAGGTTGCTAGAGGATCGGGTGCCATCGCACTTTTCATACTTTTCATTGCCGCCTTGGCATTAGTATTTGGATTATGGTTCATAGTGTGATTTCGTAGTTCGCTTTTATTTTTAAAGCTATTAGGACCACGTTTTGATGCGTTACGTGGTCCAATTTTTTGCGAACGTGTAATAGTTTTTTTTGCAGTATCTCTCATGCCTTCATCCGTTATATCATCTTCAATAAGATATTCTCCGGATTCGCTTAGAGTGATTTTTTTTTCAGAAGCCAATTCCCAAAATGTGCTTTCAGCGATTGGGCGTGAGGTATTTGGGCCGAGTCTTTCTTGGATTCGGTTTATAGCCTCACGTCTTGTTTCGCCAAGTACAATTTTCATAATATTTTGGTAATTGCCTTACTTGTTTTGGCCAATAGCATTATTAAAATCTTCATCATCCATAGAGTCCATAGTAAATACACCATTATTTTGTTTTATTTTTCCAGTACTCTGCAATTTAGAAAAAGCTTGATTAGCTGCCTGTGGATTACCGTTTGCTCCCAAACGATTTTTAATAGTGTCGAGAGCAGCAGCACGATCTGATCCTAGAGTTTGTGTATTATCCATTTCTTGTTCGCGAATATAATCTAATAATGTCTTACGAGTAACTTCTGTTCCTTCGGTCCCAACTTTATTTTCTTTTGGTTGTTTTACCATTATTTTATCTTCATATGTTTTGCTTTCATCGGTAATTTCTGTATCTAATTTAGAAAATCCAAATTGGTCTACCATCTCGGCTTGGCCATTAATAACAATAATATCACCCATGCTCATTGATGTATGACCTGTGCCAGAACTTTTAATAAAATCACGAGCTTGTCCTTCTGGACTCCAGACTTCGCCTTGCATCATACGATACACGTTTTCTGGATTAGTTTCTTTAACAGAACCAATCTTAACATGAGTGGCTTCTAAGTTTTCAGGGTCCGGCATCTTGTTATGCTTGATAAGCCAATTCTTACCCATCATAAGGTCACGGCCCAAACCAGATTTCCAATACCAAACTTCTGTTGGACCTTGGTCGTATACATCGCTTAGGTCTTTGTACATAACTTGTTGGTGGTCAGCTTCGCCTAATTTCATTTTAGCCTTTTTGCTTTCTGCCAACGCAGTTCTTCCTGCATTTTCTGCCATAGAAACTAGTGCTTTTAAACGAGCAACAATAGATTTGTAATCGGAAATGCTAACATTTGGAATATGCGATTCAATGTCGCTAATGGCGCTCTCAATTGCGTCTGCACCATCTTCCGTTTCACCCATTGGTTCATGGTCATCGGGTATCATGGGCATGTAAGATGGCTCATCCATGCCATCCATAGCATCCATACTATCCATGCTATCCATGCCCGAATTATGCATAGGCTCTTCAATATCCATAGAATTGATTGGTTCAATTTCGGATGGAGAATTTGCTTCCATGCCACGAATTCCAGCAAGCTCTTGCATTCTTTGAAGATCATTATCGACAGAAGGGCGCAAACCCGGCATCGGTGTCATGCCCAATACACCTTCTCTGACATGAACTTTTTCTTTATTAATCATTTGTAATTCTCCATCAATCATTACACCAATTGTATTTCCGGGAGCAAAAGGAATTTTAACAGTTCCTTCTTCGTCGTCAACGAACACCGTGTCTCCTATATTTAGGGATAAACTATCCGCAGTTTCATCTATACTATGATTTTCACGAGAACGTTTTGCTGTTAATTTGTCTCTCATTATCAAATCATTCATATTTTCTTTACCTATATCAGTATCTTCAGAATCTTCGTCATTTTTATCTAGATCAAATTCTATATCAGTATTATTTGAAATTATGCTTTTTGCTGCATCAATATCATTGTTTATAGTAGCATCCACCAAATTAGAAAGTTCATCTACGCTTAATTTTTCAATCATATCGTCCATATATTCTTTTTTAATATTTAACATTTTAGTCAAACTATCAATAAAAGAAAAATCTTCTAGGCTTTCATCTTCAAGTAAAGAAATCCATTCTCTCATTGTTTGATTTCCTTTTTAGGTGCAATCATTGTTTTTGGTGTAATAGAAAATAAAGAAGAAATGGTTCTTTTAGAAACATTATCTCCTTTTTTTGTCCAAATTACTTTTTTAGACATGTTAGATTCAAATATTTGATCAATAGTCATTGATACTTCCGTAGTATGTTGTTCAAGTATTTATACGAAAACAATTTTATATAAAAAAACACCCGCCCATTTCTGAGCGGGTGTTCTTAGCATATAGCTTTATGCTATATTAGAGAGATGCAGAAACTGATACTGCAACGTTACCTGAAGTCAAGTTCCAGTCGATTCCGGCAGCAACAATGGCGTCCTTCAAATCGGCTGCTGAGTGATCAGATACTTGATCGCCTGTTACGTTCCATGAACCCTTATGTTCTGTAGCAAACTTTACAGTCCACGGGCCTGAACCTGTTACGGTTCCTTGGATTACTGGTTGACCACGAAGAGAAACAACTTCGATGATCTTGTCCAAAGCAGTTAGACCGCTTACGGTTGATGCCGAAGTGATATCGACGTTTGAGATTACGACTGTGAAATAGTCGATGTTTGATGTCAAGTGTTCGCCTGCGGCGACGTGTCCATTGACCTTGTTTGAATTATAAGCCATTTTAATGATCCTTCCAAAAGGAGTGTGATATTCTATTTATCATTTTATCAAAGTTTTTTAAAAAAGTATATATAAGTTACCAACTAAGTCGAAATAATAAAGCATCGTCTGCTTCTTTTAAAGTAATAATCTCAAAATATGTTCTTACATTGGTATGATTTCCAGATGATCCGCCAATAGTTTGAAATTTTTCTTTTGAAAATTCATCTTTACACCAATTTATAATTTCTTGGCACTTGTAATAATTGTTTGATTCAACGCGAAACAGATAAACAAAACCCTCGCGAGCTTTATTGTTTTCTTTTTCTAATGGATCAAGAATGCTATATTGTATCGTATAATCAGACACTAGAGTTTATTTCGCTTTGGGATTTGAAATTCTTTTAATAAGTAGTGGTTTCTTAGAAATCTCATATATTCCCTTATCCCCATTAGGATCAAATCCAGCGCCTAATCCACCAACTACGGTAGCTACACTTGCTGATCCTGTGGCACCAGAGGATGCAGTTTCTTTTATATTTGATTTTCCAACGATTTCTGAATATCTCATATCTATATTTAGCTTTTAATATTACGCTTGTCGATTATAGGGATATTGTATTTGTTTGCTAAAGAAATTAAAGAATCATAAGCTTTTTTAATATTTGTAGTCATAGCAGAACCAACAAAATTTAATTCATCGGTGGATGCATTATCAAAATAATCATCATCTAGCGGCATCAACCATATTTCTTTTATATATGAAATTGGTAGCGATTTGGTTCTAATGATTTCTTCGGCTTCATGTGAACGAACCCCGCCGGATTTTTCATTTTGATCTTTTGTTGGCCATCTTCCGGCCCCATCCCAAAAATCAAATGGTTCTATTTTATATCTATTGGATATTTTTGTTTGATCTAATACAAACTGAACTGGTGCTATACCAATGATATCTTCTTCGTCTTTTGAATAGTACCGAAGGCGAGAATCGCGTGTTGTAGAAATCGTGCTATTATTTTTATCCGAAAAGTTTGAAATAAATTTGCCATTATTCAATATTTTTACTGCTCGAACTAGGCTAGTCGCATGATATAATGGAGCATCGCGGCCTTCTTTTATTTCCACCCAACGCATTATTTATTGCCAATCTTGTTGGCAACTTTAACACCAGCAGCAAGAGCCGCCAAAAATCCACCGCCACGTTCTGTAGCTTGTGGTGGATTATCAAATATTTCTAATTCTTTTTCTCTAGCCATTTTACTTAATGCTGGCAACATTTCGCCCTTCATAGCGCGAACGCGAAGCATTTGAAGTAGTCTAGTCATACAGAGGCTTCGTTCTCCAAAATTTATTGTTCTCCAATCCATCGCTAGCCTTCTTACTGCTCGAATGGAATTATTTGAAATTTTAAAATTGAAATCTAATTTTACAAAAAAAGAACGATGAGTTTGAATCTGAACATGTCCATTTGCCATCTCTCTTAACCATCTAATTAAAGGAGCTTCACCAATAGGAACATGGAATTTAAATTTTTCACTTTGAGCCGGATGGTTTAATATAACATCTTCTGCCGTCAACCCATGTAAAATATTATATAGATCAGTACCGCCAGTTCTCCATTTTTCAAAATTTACACCATATTGTATAGTTTTTTTAGCATAAGATATGGCAATTTCATGCTCATCTTTGTCACAATACATAAGCCATAAAGCACAAATGTATAAAACAGAGAGTTCTGCTAAGTCTTCCGCCGAAAATGGAGAATAACTATTTGTTGATGGTATTAATCTACTCTCTGCTAAAGTTCCTATAAAATCAAACATCATTTTATTAATTCGGAACTTTCTTTACTTTTATCTTTTTCTTCTTCTACTGTAACTATAGAATTTAAAATACATTTTGCAATATGCATTGATCTTACTATACTTGCTTCTTCGGCTCCAATAATAGTTTTCAACGCTTCTACTTTGTTATCTTCATTTTTTATCTTACTTCCTATATCGACCAGATATTTTAAAGGAATACTATATTTTTTTAGTAATTCAACTAACTTATGCATATCTATGGTATGCTTGCTTGCTGTTATATTTTTTGCTTTATCAATTTTATCTGCATTTATGATATTTGCGGAAAATCCAGCAACTATCACAAATGATAGTTGTGCTTCGGCGCTTTTTGGATCAACGCTTGCATTTAGCTTAGACATTAGTTTATGCATTTCTTCGGCATTAGCGATACCATTTTTTTGTAAAAACTTTGAATAATTAATCATGTTGACCGTATATCCATCAAATGATTGAGTATCTAATGCTTTTTCAACTTTTTTTTTATCGTAATCGCCTTTATAATTCCCGTCTTTATCGCTAACTTTTAAAATTCCAAGCTTTATCAAGCCATTTGCTAACCGTGGAAATACCACTTTGGGATCAAATGTCATAGTTTCAGGACTATCAGCTTCCATAATGGTTGATTCCTTTACCGGTTTTTCTGGCTCACCATCTGGCTTTTTTTCTTCTGATGGCTTTGTAGCGCCTGCGCCAGCCATTGTTTGAAGTTGCTCCGCAGATAATTCCATTCCATATTCTGATGCAAAAAAATCTACTAAATCAGCTAACGTTGGGCTTTTTGATGATGGGCTAAGATTTCCTGCGCCTTTTTCTCTAGCTCCATATATTTTCCAATCGCCCATTAATTTATTTGTGCCAGTTCGCAATTGAATGCGCCCTTCTGCACTTTTAGAGCCTGCGGCTACTGCAATACGATCAAATCCGCTAGCAATCATATCTCGGAGACCAGCTTCGTACAGTTTATCTCCTACATTTAATTCTACGGCATTTTTTGCTTTTGCGGAATCAGCGTATGTACCAATAAATTGTTCAGAAATAAACGCATTATATCCGTCTTTTGTTTTGGTTACATATCCATTAATACTTTCAACTAGTGGATTTCCTACATAATTTAATGATTTTTTACTTTCAGATACTATCCACTTTTTCATTATTTTTGTTCCTTAGATTCTCGTATTTGTCTTATCTTTCTTCTGAATTTCATTTCATCTTCGGTGCGGATGGCATTAACTAAACGCTTCTGAAGATCGTCTGCTGTTTCAGAATCATAACTTTCGCGTATCAGTCGCATCAAATGACCAACACTAGCCAAAACTTGTTGAGCGCGGCTTTCGATAAAAAGATCACGATCTTTTGCTGGCGCATAATCTGATAGTTCTTCTACTATGCTACGAAATTTATGATTATTCAAAATTATCGTCCTTCTGTTCATAACGCTTGATAAGATTTTCAATCATATCCGCAGCGCGCTGCATACCAATTTCTATACCAAGAGCATAATCGCCACCGGAAGCATCTTCCATAAATGCTCTAAGTTTAAATACTATATTCTTGCATTCATTGACCATTGGATGTTCAAATATTTCAGCATGTTCTTCTGAAATAGGCTCAAGTTCTGTCGGAAGAGTTGCCTTTGAATAATGGGCAAGTAGCTCTTCCGTTAGTACTATGAAGCTCTTCATCTGATGGTTGGTATTATGCGAATCATTCATTTAGATATTTATACGAGTTCGCATGCTAGTGAGTTATTTTATAAAGACATTAGTCCATAATTTTGGTGGTTCTTTGCCATTTAGCAATTCTGATCGCAATAACACCGCATTTTTTTCGACAAATGTTATCAAAGATAATACCAACATCGTATGTTCTAATTTTAATTCATTGAAAATTTCTTCATTCAAATCAATATCATGATCTTCAATTGCTATTTTAGAAACAGCCGTATTCTGAATTATACTATCAAAAACGTCAATTATATTCACATTTCACCTTTTCTTACTTTACTAATTAATGATTGAATATTAGTTCTTGCTGGAGAAGCAGAAGGCTCGCGCTCTTCTTCTATTTCTTCTCTACTTTTATGTTGAGGATGCGCCATTTGGCTTATGCTCATACTTGAATTGGAAACTGTTTCCATTTTAGGAGCACCCCCAGATAATTTTTCTTTTAATTCTGAACGCATCTCATCCGCAGACTTAACGCGCATAATGTCATCTTCGTCTGCATTATCCATATCATCAATGGCCATACTATTGATGTTATATTTCAGTTCGATCTTTTCGCCTACCGACGACGATGAACGAGTCTTAAGCATTTGTAGAGAATATATTCCCCGCTCTCTAAGTGTAATTGAAGTATAGATACCAAAAACATTATCCGCAGTATTGATCTTAGAAATACCACCAGCAATATGGCTATGGTCGAATTCTTGAGCATCAACCGAAGAACGGTTTAACTGTGATGCAGATACGACCGGAATATCCCATTCAGAACCCAAGGCCCTCATTTCTTCTGATACAAACTTATCTTTGGTAAATAAGTTTGAAACATCTATCTTCGCGTTATTGGGGTGCATCAAATCTAGGTAGTCAACCACTAGGATATCTGGTTTCTTATCTTCTTGAACTTCATATTCTTTGAGATAGGCACGAATATGATTTGCAGTCGTTCCGGCTTCTGGTAGTTTCTTGACTTTGATATCACCTGGTTTGTTTGTCCGCTTCAAGTTCATGATGCGAATGGCGGTATCATCGATGTTTCGCATAATTTCTTTAGTACCAAAACCCGTCATCATAGCATCTAAACGAAGATTAACTAGGTCTTCAGAAAGCTCTAAGGTGATATAAACGACATTCTTACCCATAAGGCTCCACTTCTTAACCGTGTTAAGAAGGAACAATGATTTTCCTGAACCAGAACCACCAGCAAAAATATTCAAAGAACCACGAGTATATCCTCCGTATAGTTTTCTGTCTAATGTCGCCCATCCCGTGGACATAAAATTAGAACGATCCTTCAATCGATCCAAACGAGCCTTTGGGTTTTCAAAATAAGAAGTTCCGAGGTCTTTAAGTAGGCTGATAGACATAGCATCAGCGATCATCTTTTGAATATCACCATTCTTCTTTCCAGAAAGAATGTCCGCACTATCCAAAATAGCCGTTTCAAGGCCCCGCCCTCGGCAAAATTTCTCTATATTCTTAAGATACCATTCAACTTCGGAGTTTCTTAATTCAATTTTGTCTACGTCAGTGCTAGTTATTGCTCTAACTTGGTCTGGGCTTGGAGAATCTTGATATTGATCATAGTGGTCTATGATAAATCGAACTGTACCGGATAGCTTACTATCAAAATATTCTGGCTTAATAATGCTTTGGCTGCGAACAAACGCCGTCTTATCGCTTATCATAAAAGAAATTAGAAGTTTTTGAACTTCTGTATTGAAAATATCTTCGTCTTCCATCTATCCCACCATTCAATTCATAATAATTTATAAAGGCTTGCGACCAAAATATCAGTATAAAAATGTTCTTTTTATAGAAATTTCTGCCTTAGAATCTGTCGCAGTTTCTATAACTGAACGAACCACATATAGCCTCCCGTACCGTTTCACCGCATCAGCCAAATCTTTGATATCTTCGTCCCACCAATCTCCAGAACCATGTCCCGTTTTCAATTTTGGAAAACTAACTTTCCAATTATTTTCAAGAGCTTTATCTATAAGCCTATCTCCAGCAGCATCTCTATCCGGGACAATTATTACCGTTTGGTTATTATTTTTTAACCATCGGACTTGTTCTGGATTTATTTTTGCACCAAGAGTAGCAACCCCATCAACGGCCAAGGCGTCAAATGGTCCCTCGCATACAATAACAAATTGTCTTTCTGAATTAATCACATGA